GCAATCCCCAAAACTGCCGCAAAGGACAACAGAAACCCGGCATACCACAAAAGATTCGGGTTCTGCCACAGCAGATACACCGCAGCAAAAGGAATCGCCGAGAGCAGATCATAACTCCTCCCGAGACATTGCCCTGCCAGCATCACGGCAAACATGACGACTGCACGCACTGTGGATGTTCCCATCCCGGACATCACACCATAGCCACCTAAAAGCAGAAAGGCAGCCGCTCCCGCCGCAAAATAGGATTTCCCCATTTTCCGCAGAATCTGATAGATTCCCATCCCAAGAATCGAGATATGAAGTCCCGTCTGGGGTTTTACCCTGTCCAATATAGATGGTATAACTTCTTATTTAAAATGGATACCTATCCCTCAAGACTTAGGGGGACTATCCCCTATGGGATACGTTCCCGGGGATAACTTGAACATCAGATATTTTTCAAATTTGTATTATTTGGCAAAATTGTTTTTATTTGTATTGCTAGTCTTCATATATAATACTACTTAAATCGAGTAATTTCTACTAAATCTTTTTCCCTCACTTCAAACACTTTTAATATTTCCGGAGGTACTGAATTTCCGGCAAGTAGTGATCCGTATTCCTCTGCATTATAAAAATAGATGGATATAAATCTTTTCAAAAAAATAATATTATCATATATTTTTTTCGG